TGTATGGACTATGGTGTAGTGGCAGTTCAGAAGCAATTTATCGGTTCAATGCACTATGAAGTGATGACAAGGGACTATGGAAACCAAACAGGCACCTATATTTGCACTCTTGACAACTATCATCAGGATGTAGACTCAATTGACTACTCAACAAGTGAACAGCCTGCTGAACATAAGTCTCATAACCTCTTAGAACTCGATAACGGACAGTTTTGCCTATATCCAAACAACAGAATGAGAATATTTGACAACAGTATCACCCCTGAGACACCTAAGAATCCCGATTTTAAGGTATCAACCGTGTACTATCAGGTGGAAAACGGTCATGATCGTGATGGATTGGGTTCAGAAGAGAATTATTTCTGGAAAACAGCAAAAGAACGCAAAGAAGACCTAGAATTAGGATAAATATTGTAACAAAGGAGGCAAAATGGTTGTAAAAGTTGATAAAAGTAAAGAATTTGTCAAAAGTGGCAAAGTATTGATTAGTGAATATCCTGCAATTCACCCAAAACAGACAAAAACTACAAAATCTGCATGAAAACTGTGAAGAATGCCCATATGGGTGCACATCTACTTGTTGAAGTGTATAATGTACCTTTTGATAAGTTAAATGATAAAGAAAAAATTGAACAAGCATGTGTTTCTGCAATCAAAAGTGAAAATTTGACCATTTTAAACACATTTACTCATCAATTTGAACCCTATGGTGTAACTACACTTATATCTTTAGCAGAAAGTCATCTTTCTTGCCATACTTGGCCTGAAAAAGGGTGTGTAGCAATCGATATTTTTACATGTGGGAGCAAAAATCCACGATCTGTTGCATGGTGGATACTAAATTACTTTGATTCTGATGACTATAATATGACAGACTTCGCGAGATAGGTATAAATAATAAAAAAACTCTGTTAAATGGCAGTAAAACGTATATCTAGAGCATTTAAGGACATAAATCTGTCCTTTACTCCTCATCCTGTCACAAAAGATCTAACTGTTTTGCGAAATGAAAACGCAATTAAGAGATCTGTGAGGAATATTGTGCAAACAATTCCAACAGAAAGGTTTTTTAATTCAATTATAGGATCTGATGTTCGTGGTTTACTATTTGATAACTACGTTGACTTTGGTACTGCATCAGCTATTGAGGATCAAATTGTAATTTCGATTCAAAATTTTGAACCTAGAGTTGATAATTTACAAGTGCAGGTTGATCCGAGACCAGATCAGAATGAATTTGAAGTGAATATAGTATTTGATATTATTGGACAAGAGTTTCCTGCTCAAGAATTTACATTCATATTACAAGCAACAAGATAATGCCTTTCACCAAATTTACTAATTTAGACTTTGATCAGATAAAAACACAGATTAAAGATTACCTTAGAGCAAATTCAAACTTTACAGACTTTGATTTTGAAGGTTCTAACTTTTCTATACTGATTGATACTCTTGCGTATAACACTTATATATCAGCATTTAACTCTAATTTAGTTGTTAATGAATCATTTCTTGATTCTGCAACACTAAGAGAAAATGTAGTATCACTTGCAAGAAATATTGGATATGTACCAAGATCTAAAACAGCAGCCAGAGCGTCTATAAAGTTTCAAATAGCAACTAATACAAGTAGTCCAACATTAACATTACAACCCGGTGTAGTCTGTGTGGGGACACAAGATGACACAGATTTTATATTTTCTATATCAGAGAGTATTACCACAACCGTAAATAATGGATTAGCACAATTTGGTACTACTTCAGATCCAATAAATGTTTTAGAGGGAACATTCTTAACATCACGATTCATAGTTGATGGGTCATTAACACAAAAATTTATTCTTGATAATTCTAATATTGATACTTCTTCAATAGTAGTATATGTAAAAGGTGCTGCAGATCCCGGTTTAGGTAAACAATATAAAATTATTGATAATATAGTTGGTGTAACATCTAAGTCTGAGTCATATTTAATTCAAGAGATACAAGATGAAAAATACGAAATATTATTTGGAGATGGAACATTTGGTAAAAAATTAGAAGATGGTGCTCAAATAACAGTTCAATATGTTATTACATCTGGAAAAGATGGTAATGGCCCTAGAGTGTTTACATTTGCTGGTAGTTTTTCAGATAAAGATCCAGCGACCTCAATTACAGCAACAAGTGTTGTTGTACCCACATCAACACCATCAATCGATGTTATACAGGCTGCCTCTAATGGGGGTGATATTGAGTCATTAGACTCGGTTAAGTATTTTGCACCTAGACTATATTCTGCTCAGTACAGGGCGGTTACAGCAAGAGATTACGAGTCTATAATACAAACTGTATATCCCAATACAGAAAGTGTATCAGTTGTAGGTGGAGAGGAATTAGATCCACCACAATTTGGTACTGTATTCATAACAATCAAACCAAAAAATGGTGAATTTGTATCTGACTTTGATAAAACTCAAATTTTACAAAAATTAAAAAGTTATTCTCTAACTGGTATCAACCAAAAAATAGTTGATCTACAAGTGCTTTACGTTGAAGTTGAATCATTCATTTATTACAATTCAAGTGCGGTTACAAATGTAAATGATTTAAATACAAAAATTACCTCAGCTTTAAATACTTATTCAAATTCTGGTGATGTTAATCGTTTTGGTGGTAGATTTAAGTATAGTAAAGTATTAAATGTAATTGATAATATTGATAATGCAATAACATCAAATATTACAAGAGTTAAGATTAGGAGAAACTTGAACGCACTTATCAATCAATTTGCTCAATATGAACTATGTTATGGTAATCAGTTCAATGTTAAACCCGGTGGATTAAACATAAAGAGTACAGGATTCAAAATTCAAGGTAATACCAATACAGTTTATATAACTGATACTCCAGATGCTGATATGAAAACTGGTGTTATATCAATTGTAAGAAAAGATGAGCAATCTGGAGCAAATGTAGTTGTTGTTAAATCAGCTGGAACAGTTGACTATATTAAAGGTGAAGTTAATTTAACAACTATTAACATAACTCAAACCGATAAAATTAATAATATTATTGAGGTTCAAGCATTCCCTGAATCTAATGATGTCATTGGATTACAAGATCTGTATCTAGATTTTAACATTCCATCTAGCTCCATAAATATGGTTAAAGATACTATTACATCTGGTGAACAAATCTCTGGTGTTGGATATAAAGTAACATCATCTTACTCTAATGGAGAACTAAACAGGTTATAAAATGATAGGAACTGGAATCGAAAAGCGTATACAAGTTCAACAAGTTATAGAAAGTCAACTTCCTGAGTTTATTCTCTCAGAAAGTCCAAAGACTGTAGACTTTTTAAAACAATATTATATTTCTCAAGAGCATCGTGGAGGTGTTATAGATTTAAGTGACAATTTAGATCAATATATTAAATTAGATAATCTTACTCCTGAAGTTATAGTTGGTGTAACTACTTTAAGTAGTGGTATTACAACTGCTAGTGATACTATTACAGTATCATCAACGAAAGGTTTTCCTAATGAATATGGACTATTAAGAATAGACGATGAAATAATAAGTTATACAGGTATCACAACAAATACATTTACAGGATGTATCAGAGGATTTAGTGGTATTACATCATATACAGATTCAAATAATCCCGGTGAATTGGTATTTACCTCCAGCACTACAGACACTCACACATCTGGTGTACCAGTTAATAACTTAAGTGTACTATTTTTGCAGGAATTTTATAAAAAAGTAAAGTCATCACTAACTCCGGGATTAGAGGACACTAAATTTGTTCCACAAATAGATGTAAGTAATTTCATAAAAGAATCAAAATCTCTCTATCAATCAAAGGGAACAGCAGAATCATTCCGTATTTTATTTAATGTGCTGTATGGGGTTACACCAAAAGTTATTGATTTAGAAGATTTCCTTATTAAACCATCTGGTGCTGAATTTATACGCAGAGAAATTGTTTTAGCTGAGGTTATAACTGGTGATCCAAATAAATTACTAGGTCAAACAGTAACTAAATCAACTGATTCACAGACAAATGCATCTATATCAGAAGTAGAAATTGTTACAAGAAATAGAAAAAGTTATTATAAATTAAGTTTATTTGTTGGATACAATGATAGAAGTGGTATTAATGGAACATTTACTATACCCGGTAAGTCAAAATCAATAGGTAGTGTATCAGTAGGGTCTTCTGTAATTACTGTTGATTCCACTGTAGGGTTTGGTACTACCGGTAAAGTTATATCTGGCATTAACACTGTTACATATACAGACAAAACTGTTAATCAATTTCTAAATTGTACTGGTATTACATCAGCAATTTCTACTAAAGATGATGTTAGAGCAGATGAATTTATATTTGGATATGAAAATGGAGATATTACAAAGAAGGTAGAATTGAGGATTACTGGTGTACTATCTAACTTTGAACTTTTACCATCAGATACCTCTAGTGTAACAACAGAAGGTGAATTAATCTCTGTAAAGAATCTTGGTGAGGTTGTTCCAAATCCTTCATCCAAAACAAAAAAAGAGGTATTTTTCAATTCATGGATCTATAATACTGCTTGTACTTTTCAGATTAAACAATTTAATAATGTTGGACAAGGTGGTGCAGACATTATTCTTAGCACAGACAGTATT